TTTCGAACGCAACACAGACGCAGACTCAACGGCGTTGAGTCCCTTGATGATAGTCTTTTCTCCAAACATATCATCAATGGCCTTAAACAAGGGTTTCTCTAAATGCTTCAGGTACCGACCCAGTTTCAAATTGAACCTAGGATCCCTGGGTGAAATCACCCTTGGCACGGGATCGGACTTAGAAGTCCAATCGGTCTTTTCAAACTTCACGAAGACACTAACCTCAGCGCACTTCTTGGCATCAAACCCCCCCGATCGGATTCTATCCAAAGCTTCCCTGTACCTCTTCTGCTTGCGCCCCGAGTAACTCATCACGAACTGGTCGTGGGTCACAGGGAGGGTCGAGGGCAAATGAGGCAACAGAGCGGTGCGAGCTGGAGCAACGTATTTGGCAAAATCACCAGGTGCTGGACGGGGAGGATTGATAAGCCCGTCACTACCCTTCACCTGGAAAACACGTTCCTCAACGGCGCGTCTCAGACACAATAAACTTTCAGTAAAAGGCTGTAGTTCAACATCAGGTGCGACGCCAGATACTTTAACATAACGTCGCAGCTTTGGGGTCCCCAAGTGGGTACGCCGGTACAAACAGTCGCCTTGTTTACGCCCTTCCCCAGAAGACACATCAAATGATTTAAAAAACCATTCATCTCCATTCAACACCTTAGTGCCATACTGGGTACTACCTGGATTACAAGGACGACCACTGGCCCCACTTGGGCACCCCTAACAGTAATCATCTAGGCCGGGCTCAATAGGCCCGACCCCGAAGACAGTTGACCAGAAACCCTTGAAACTGGAATCGGCAGACACTCGTTGCTGCCACACCTTGGTGGCCATGGCAATCTTGGCTCGCTGAAATTCCCGTGTTGGCACAAAACTAAGAAAGAGGGCACGGTCAATGGCATTATTCTTATCAGTTGTGCGCAGATCCTTGAACTTAATATCTTCAAAATATTTCTGCAGCCATTTCCTAGTAATTAGCACATTGGCTTCTGAATAAGTTCTTTCACCGAACTTATTGTATGCCTGCTTTGCAATTGCAGCGGCAAAATTGCTACGCTGTCCCTTTCTAAGTTTCTTAGTCACACGCTTGCGTGATTGTCTCACAACCTCATCACACACGAATTTGCCATGATCATCCTTACGTGTGGCAACAACCGTCTTGATTTCTTCAATAACATGATCCTCAACAAATTCCTCTGGCTCACTCTCAACTGCATCCATCACCGCAAGCAAGTTTTTGGCATACAAGCCCTGAGGCCCACCATTACGCCACAACTTCCATGCGCGACCAATCCAGTTAGTGCCCCAGTGGGTCATGTAAATGACCTGCTCAGCTACAACATCAGACGCTCCACCAATACTCTCAAGAACAGACACTGTATCAGAAAGTGTCGCATCAATGAGCTCTTCAATTTCAATGCGGTCATTGCGGAAGGGAAGTTCCTCAACAACTGCAAGAGTAAGATCCTCCATTTCACCGAAGTTACAATTTACCCCCAAACAAATGGTAGGCCGGTGCTTCAAACCCGATAAATCGAGAGAAATTCGATACGCAGAAGGAACGCGCAACTCTCAGGCTGG